CGGTACCGCTGACCCTGTTTGTTGACGATGCCGTGCAGGACGTGGGCCAGTACGGTCGCGTGGTCGGCAACAAGCGCGTGTTGGGCATGCTGAAAGCCGAGTGGCAGCCCAAGCGCGGCGACACGTTCACTGTGCGCGGCGGCACCAGCAAGGCGGAAGAAATTGCCAGCGACGACGGCATCGTCGTGGTGGTGGTGATGCATGGCTGATCTTCATCGGAGTGCAGCCATCGTCGCCGCGCCATCGCGCACCTGGTCGCTGATCCTCGCGCTACAAGCGCAGCTCGCGACCATCCGCGTGACCAACGGCTACCTCACCGACCTCGGCGCCCATATCTGGACCACCGACAGCCAGCGCAGCAGTGATGAGGCGCTCGGCCTGATGATCTATAGCGAGCCCATTGTCGGTCCCGGCCTGGACCGCGAGCGCCCGGGCAAGCCAGTGCGTGATTTCACTATCCTGCTGGAGTGCATCGTCGGCACCGATCTGGACGATGCGCAGCAGCAGATTCACGGCGTTATTGAAGATATCGAGGTGTGCGTGGCGAATTTCGCCAAGCAGCCGGCGGTGCTGGGTGCCCTGCAATGCACGGCGATGCACGTAGCTGATATCGCCATCCTCGACCGGCCCGAAGGTGCGGCGGTGATCGCTGCGCAGGCGCGCGTCGTCGCGAGGTACTTCCGATGAGCCGTTACACCCGCCTCGCCGTGGAGTTGACCGGCGCAGTGGACGCTATGCAGGACATGCAGCAGATCCCTGCGCGCATCCTGCTGGCACAGAAACGCGCGATCGGCACCGTCCAGCGCAAGCTGCCTACCGAGGCGAAGCGCGATATCGGCGCCGAGTACAACCTGCTCGCCGGCCGCATCGCCGATGGGCTCAACACGCGCGTCAGCAGTGATGGCATCAGCCTGGTGGGCAAGGCGCGCGGCATCAACGCCATCCAGTTCGGCGCCACGTGGAGCCGGATCACCGGCAGCGGTCTGGTCGCCACCAGCAGCCGCCGCCACTTCACCGCCATTCGCTACCGCGGCGCGTTGCGCGGCGACTCCATGCTGGGTGCCAAATTCGCCATGAAGCGCGGCGCCGCGCCCACCGTCCACGCGGGCAGCTTCATTGCGCGCGGCAAAAACGGCGCGCTGCTGGTATTCGAGCGCAGCGGCGCCAAGCGTCTGCCGCTGCAGGGCTTGTACGGCCCGAGCGTCGGCCAGATGCTCAAGCACGGCCGCCGCCCCGAGCGCCTCGTGGATTTCGCCATCCGCACCTTGCAGAGCGAGCAGGTGCGCCTGCTTGGGCGCACCCCATGAAACTCACGTTGACCAAACCGCACACGACCACCGGAGCGCACGACCATGCCCAATCCTGAAACCTATTACTACGGCCAAGGCCGCGTCTCCATTGCCTTACGCGATGCCGTCACCGGCGTGCTGGGCAAATGGCGCTGGATTGGCGACGTCAGCGCGCTGAGCATCAAGCTCAGCGTGGACAAGGTGCAGCATAACGAAAGCTATAGCGGCCAGATTTCGCAGACGCGTTCGTTTCCGACCAAGAAAACCGCCACGCTCGACATGACGGTGAACCAGATCGACGCCGACAACCTGGCGCTGTCCCTGTTCGGCACCACGCAGGTGCAGGCCGGCGGCACCGCTGCAGCTGAAGCTTTGCCGGCGGGCTTGGTCGCTGGCGACGTGTTCTACCTCGCCAATCCGGGCGTGGCCAGCGTCGTGATTACGGACAGCACCGCGACCCCGAAAACATTGATGCAAGGCACCGACTACGTGGTGGAAGATCCCGGCTTTGGTCGCTGCCGGCTAGTCAGTGTCGGCACCTATACGCAGCCATTCAAGGCCGCCTATACGTACGGCGCGCGAAAGTCGGTTGGCATGTTCACCGCCGCCCAGCCCAACGTGGCCGTGCGCTATGAGGGCCTGAACTTGGCCGAGGGCAACGCGCCGGTGCTGGTCGATCTGTACAAGGTCGCCACCGATCCGCTGCAAGAGCTGGCGCTGATCAGCAGCGGCAACGACGTGACCGGCATGCAGGTGAGCGGCGGCATCTTGCTCGACAGCAGCAAGCCGTCCACCGGTGCGCTGGGTCAGTTCGGCGCGATCTCGCAGATCACGCAGGCCGTGGCGCCCTGATGACTACAGCGACCGATAACACCGATGGCGCGCTGGACGCCGCCATCCTGCTGCCGGATCGCACCACCACCATCGCCGGCAAGGCGGTGGTGATGCGTGAATACAGCTTCGCGGAAAGCCTGCGGCACTTTGCGCTGATCGCCGCGCTCAGCGATGCCATGACCGGCATTGCGCTCAATCGCGACTTTCACGATTTCGATTCGCTGCGGGCGGCCTTTGGCGACAACGCCGACGGGGTGATGGAACTGATTGCGATCGCTTGCGATCAGCCGGTGGAATGGGTGGGCGGGTTGAATGCCGACGAGGGTGAAGCGCTGCACATGCTGTGGTGGGGAGTGAACGCGGATTTTTTTCTGCGACGCGTCCTGCTCAGCGTCAAGCTGCGAAAGGTGCGCGAACTCGCTGGGCTGACATCTTCGCCACCCTCACCGCCGCCGGACACGACGCGCGAAGCCTCACCGGATACACCCAGCGGCAGCTGATGCTGTTCTACGACGCGGCGCTTCGTAAAGAGCGTCGCGATCGTCGGGCACGCGTCACGGATATGGCGGCCGCCCATGTCGGCGGCAAAGCAGCCACTGACTACATCGCGCACTTGAAGGATTAACACCCACGATGGCCGTCCAAGATTACGAGTTGCTATTGCGTGTCCGGGCGGACCTGATGGAGGCCGTCAAGGGCATGGACGGCCTGTCCACCAGCATCGGCGGCGCCAAGGCCGCCGCCGATGCGGTGGGCGAAAGTGCGGACCAAGCCAGCGCCCGCATTCAGAAGATGGTGCAGGCCACCAGCGCGCAGGCGCAGGTGCAGGAGTCGGCGCGATCGCAGGCCGAGCGTGCCGCGGCAACCGCACGCAACACCATCCAGAGCTATGACGATCAGACGGCTGCTGCGAAGCGGGCGAGCGAAGCGCTCGCATCCTACCGTTCGCGCATGGCCACCACCGCCGGCACCGGTGGTGCTGCGGCTGGCATCGCTGCCGAACGCTCGGAGATGGCGAAGCTTGCGGCGCAGATTGATCCAACCCTAAAGGCCCTGGCCAAGCTCGACGCACAAGAGCAGTCGCTGAACGCCATGCGCAAAGCGGGCGTGGTCGGGCTGGACGATTACACGCGCTTTAAGTCGGTGATCGACCAGAACCGGGTGGCCATCACGGGCGCCGGTAGCGCCATGCACACGTTCAACTTCAACACGGCGCAGACCCGCATTGAAATGGGGCGGTTGATCAAGGATCTGTCGACCGGTCAGTGGAGCCGGCTGGGGCAGACCAGCATGACGCTGGCCAGCCAGGCCGGCCTGATGTCGGTGCTGTTCAGTCCGCTGGGTCTGGCGATCGGTGCGGTCGTCGGCTCGCTCGGTGCGTTCGTCCTCGCGGCCGAGCAGGTAGCCACGGAAAACGACAAGCTCAACCAGTCGATTGCCGCCACCGGCAACTATGCCGGCACTACCACGGGGGAGATCGACAAGCTGGCCAGCGGCATCACCACCGCCAATGGCAGCCTCAGCGCCTCGCGTGCGGTCCTCACGCAGCTGGTGGCCAGCGGCAAGGTCGGCAGTCAAGCGCTGGCTGCGATGGGGCAGGTCGCGGTCGACATGGCCGTGCTCACCGGCCAGAGCGCCGACAAAGCCACGGCCGAAGTGCTGAAGATGTTTGACGGCACGGCCGCCAGTGCGGTCAAGGCTAACGATCAATATCACTTCCTCACCACCAGCATCTATGACCAGATCAAGGCGCTGGAGGAAGAAGGCGACACGCAGGCAGCCATGGACGTGGCCGCCGAGGCCTTTCACCGTGCCGCGCAGGAACGCATCGAGCAAATGGATGCTCAGCTGTCCGGTCTGGCGGCGATGTGGGACAAGGTCAAGAAGTCCGCTGGCGGTGCGTGGGAGCAGATGAAAATCGGCGCGTCGCTGGTGCTGGGCACCGCCGACGATCAAACCACCATGTATGCGCTGCTCGGCAAAAAGATGAGCGCGCAGGAGGGTGGTACCAACAACGTCGGTGGTGCGCTCGCCCGTATCGGCGGCGCCGGCACGGGCCTTACGCCGCTGCTCAATTCGGCCCTGTCCAAGATGCCGGGCACGCGTGCCACGTGGAGTGATGCCGACGAGGCTGAGCTCAAGGCGCTGCAGGCCAAGATCGACAAGGCTCAGCAGGATGCCGACGCCGCTGCCACGCGTACGCAGCTCAACGACAAAGCCGTCACCGCCGACGCCGGCCTCGATCGCCTGGCGGCCAGCATCGACAAGGCGTATGGCCAAAAGGAAAAGATCAAGGAGCTGAATAAATACTTTGAGGATCTGTGGGCCGGCGCCGATCCGAACACCGCCAAGCTCAACGGCGTGCAGCGCGTCGTCGGTGCCGATGGCAGTGCCCATTTTAGCGGCGGTCTGTACGACACGCTAATGGCCGATATCGACAAGAAGCCCAAGGCCAAGAGTGACGCCGCGCAGCAGAAGGCAGCCGCGGCGGCGCACGCCGATCTGATCAAGCGGCTGGGCGACGAACAGGGCGCGCTCGACCCGGTGGCCAAGGTGTGGGCCGCGTACAACGACGAAGTCACCAAGGCCAACGAACTCGCGGCCAAGGCCAAGACCGAGAAGGGCGCCGACGTCGTGGCGATCAACGCGCAGCGTGACGCGCTGATTCAGTTGTACGGCGCCGCGCGCGATGCCGCGCTGGACACCATCGCGGACAGGGATCGCGAGGCATTCGTCAAACTGCGCGACAGTTTGAAAGACGTCAACGGCGTGGATTTCGGCAAGGCGCTGGCCCAGCTCAAGCAGCTGAACGATGAGCTGAAAAAAGGCACGATCACTGCACAGGAATACCACGACACCACCGCGCTGGTGCTCAATCAGAACCTGCCCAAGTTGCCCGAGTATAAGGGCGTGGATGCCACCGTCGGCGGCCCGTTCGGCGAGCTGGACAAGCTCGACGTGCAGCACAAGGCGCTGGAGGAGGCATATAAAAAGCAGCTCGACACACTGCATAAGTGGCACGCCGCCACACTCGATTCGGACCAAGCGTTCGCCGACAAAGAGCAGGCCTTGGCCACGGCGCATGCCACCGAGCTGGCCAAGATCGACACCGCACGCCAGCAGGTGATGATGCTCGGCATCACCAGCTCGCTGGATGCCGCCGCCGTTGCGATCAAACAGGGCTATGGCGAGCAGAGCAAGGCGTACCGTGCCGCGTTCGCGCTGAGCAAGTCCGCGGCGATCGCGCAGGCCAGCGTCAACATGTACATGGATATCAGCCAAGCCGCGGCCAAGGGCTGGCCGCAGAACATTCCGCTGATCGCGCAGGCGTTCGCTGAGGGCGTCGGCATCATCGGCAATATCCGATCAGTCACGGCCGGATTTAGCGACGGCGGCTACACCGGCCATGGCGGCAAGTATGAACCGGCCGGCACCGTGCACCGCGGTGAGTTTGTGAACCGTCAGGAAGTGGTCAAACAGCCTGGTGCGCGCACGTTCCTCGAGGACTTCAATCGGCGCGGCATGGCCGCGGTGGTCGACCGATCACATGCCGGCTTTGCCGAGGGCGGTTACGTCAACGGCGGCATGGCTTTCCCCGCGGGCTTTGCGGCGCGCAATGACCCGAGTTTCAACATGAACCAGAAAAGCGGCATGCACGGTGCCGGTGCGGGTCGGAACCTGCGCCTGATCACCACGCTCGATCCTAACGCGATCAGCGACCACCTCAACAGCAGCGAGGGCGAGCAGGTGATTCTGCAGGTGCTCGGCCGCAATAAAACCACCCTGAAAACCATGGTGAATCACTGATGGCCTACGAGATCGGCTTTGTCGACAACACCGGCAGCGAAGGCGTTGCCCACTGGCAGTTCCTGCTCAAGATCAAAGCCCTGGCTGAGGCCAACGGCTGGACCACGCTGCGCTATCTCAACCCGACGCCCTATACCACCGACACGGTGATCCGTGAGCTGATTCTGCAAGGTGTCGGTCTGTCCGGCACCGAGCAGATCTTCATTGGCTTTCGCGCGTACCAGAGCGTCAGCGCTGATTACTACAACCTCAGCTGTGCCGCCTTCACCGGCTATGCCGCCGGCAATACCTTCATCACCCAGCCGGGCTATGTCGAGAGCGGCGTGCCGGCGCACAACAATCGCATCGATTACTGGCTCGTTGTGAATGCGCAGCGCATCGCGTTCGGCCTGAAGGTCGGCACACCGGCCTACGAGCATGGCTACGCCGGCAAATTTCTGCCCTATGCCACGCCGGGTCAATACCCATATCCACTGGCGGTCGGCGGCATGCTCAATGGTGTGCCAGCGACACGTTTCAGCGATACCGCGCACTCGATGCCTTACAAGGGCACCCGCGCCAACTTCAAAATCCGCTTTGTCGATGGCGCATGGAAACAGATCGATAGCTGGCCTTGGAATAACGCTTACCTGGCTACCGCCACCCAGCTGCGCGACACCAACAACAACTACAAGCTCCTGCCGGTCGTGCTGAATGACGCCGGCCCGAATATCTACGGCGAGCTGGATGGCGTTTACTCGATCAGCGGATTTAACAACGCCACGGAAAATACCCTGACCATCGACGGCATCCCCTACGTCGTGCTGCAGGACGTCTCCCGCAACGGGTTTACCGACTACATTGCTTTGAGGCTCAACTGATGGCCTACGTCGCCGGTACCGCCACCAGCGTGGCCGACTTGCTCACCGCGTTGCAGAGCGCCTGCACGGCCAACGGTTGGGCGCTGAGCGGAACCATCCTCAGCAAAGGTGCCTGCTACATGCAGGTCAAGGTCGTGGGGGGCTACCTCACGGTGTTGGGTGGCACGGGCAATGCCGGCAGCGACACGCTGGCGTCTCCCGCGACCCCTGCTGCCGCGCTGGGCCAGTTATGGGCCGCAGACCCCTTCGCGTTTCCTCTGACCTATGAGATCAACGTGCACGCCGCACCCGATGAGGTGTACGTGGTCGTCAACTATGCGATTGATCGGCACCAGTGGTTGGCCTTTGGCTGTAGCCCCGCAGCAGGCTTGCCCGGCACCGGTAACTGGTTTGGAGCCAGCTTGTGCCGCGGCTCCCAGGTCACTGGGATCAGCATGAGCACCTCGCAGGGAGGTTGGAATAATTTTCAGGCGCCCGCGCTGTTCTGGCAGACGGGAGCGAGCAATTTCTGGACCGGCGTCCTGCATCACGGTCTTGATGGTCTCACGTGGTCTGCCGGTGCAGGGGGCGGCGTGGCGAACGCTGCCGATGCACTGCCCGGTGCCACGTCACTGCTGAGCCGACAACCGAATAGCTGGAACGGCGAGGTGGTGTTGTTGCCCATCCAGCCATGCGTGGCGCGCCCCTCGTCAAAGGTCAGCATGGTGGGTGATTTGGGTCATGCCCGGTATCTGCGCAACGACAATCTGGCCGCTGGCGACATCATCACGCTGGGTCCCGATCGCTGGAAAGCTTATCCCTGGTATCGCAAAAACAGTGCGGCGCGGGATGGTGTGTACGCAACCGCCATGGATCACAGCGGCACGCTCGGCTGGGCTATTCGTTACACGGGCCCATGACCATGGCCTCACTTTCCGGCTCTCGTATCACCTCGCCCCTCGGCGGACTGCAGTCGCCAACGGTCAGCGCCGATCTGCGCACCTATGCCGTCGACTACTGGCCGCTGCATGCTGCCGTCGTCGGTCGCGCGCCGAATGGTGTGCCTACGTCGTCATGGCCCGTGCAGGCCAACGGGGTCGCGCTCAGCGGAACCCACGCGAACAGCTACCTTCTGGACTTCTACAACCGCGTGCAGATCCACCCGGCCACGATCGCGCTGGGCAACCTGGTCAGTTCGCAGACGCGCACCGTGTCGGTGTGGAATGCGTGGCTCGATCGCTCCGCCACGGTGACCGCCGTGCAGAGCGACAGCGACAGCGCCATCGTGATCAGCGGGCAGGGCAACCCGCCACTGGTGATGCCGCCGCTGCAGGAGTTGACGTGGCAACTCAGCGTCGGCGTGGCAGGTACGGCCACGCTCGACACCACCGTGCAGTGGGTGTTTGCCGGCGACCCCTCGCTCGGCGTGCGCATCACGGGCCAGCGTGTTACCGCGTGGACGTTCGCGCCCCATTGGGACAGCGGCGTCACCGAGCGGCTGGAGTGGTTGACGCTGGTGGAGCGCGGGACCAATGGCAACGAAACCAGCACGCCGCTGCGCGAAACGCCACGCCGTAGCTGGGAGTTTGTGCCGGTGGTGGAGGGCGTCAACCGTCAGCGCATGGAGGCGATGCTGTACGACGCCAGCGCACGCACGTGGGCGGTGCCACTGTGGGCCGAGATCCATGCGTTGCCGACGCCTTTGGCCCTTGGCGCGCTGAGCATTCCGATGGCCACCGCCGGGCTGGACTTCCACAAGGGCGGTCTAGCTATCCTGATGACGGACGCGCACACGTACGAGACGGTGGAAGTCGACACCGTGACGGACAGCGCGATCAACCTGGTGCGCGCCACACTCAATGCATGGGATGCCGGCACGAAGCTGTACCCGGCACGCACCGCGCGGCTGGATGAATACCCGACGCTCAACCGCTTCACCACGCGGCTGGTCGACACGACGGTGCGCTTCGTCAGCATGGACGCCAACGACTACATCGCGACCATGCCGGCGGCGCGCTACCTCGGCACGCCGGTGCTGGAGGATCGCCCCGAGTGGAGCGACAACCCAACCATGCAATACGGCCGTGATGTGGAACTGATCGACGGCAACACCGGCGGCGCGCTGGTCGACGATATCAGCGGCAAGCCGTGGCCGATTCAATCGCACCGCTGGCAGGTCTACGGCCGCGCAGCGCATGACAGCCTGCGCCAGCTGCTGTACGCGCTCGCTGGCAAGGTCGGTCGCGTGTGGCTACCCACCTGGCAGGATGACCTGTATCCGGCCGCCGATGCCGCCGGCAACACCATGGACGTGACGAACGGCGGCTATACCGTCTATTTGCACGGGCAGAACGGCCGGCGCGACATTCGCGTGCAGTTGGTCGATGGCACCGTGTTCTATCGGCGCATTACGGCCTCAGCCGAGATCGACACCGATACCGAGCGTCTGCAGCTCGACAGTGCGTGGCCGTCGACCATCGCCAAGGCCAACGTGGTGAGCATCAGCTTTATGGCGTTGTGCCGGCTCGACACCGATGCGGTGGAGATCCACCACTGGACCGATTCCGTGGGCGCCGCGGCGTGCGCCGTGACGTTTGCGCAGTTGACCGGCAATGGCTGAGGTCGAGATTTACACCTTTGCCTGCGGGCTGCAGATGTGGCGCTACACCGACGCCCTGCTGCCGGTCACGTTTCTTGGCAACACTTACGCGGCAGCGGTGATCAAGCGCGGTGCGATCGAGCAAAGCACGGATCTGGAAAAGGCCACGCTCACCATCACCGTGCCGGTGACGTTGGGGCTGATGGATCTCTTCCGCCCGGCGCCACCGTTGCGCCGCATCTATGTGACTGTGCAGCGCCTCACGCGCGGCGATACCACGGCGCGCACGTTGTGGAGCGGCACGGTCGGCTCGCCGGATTCTGGCCAGCACACCGCGGTGCTTACTTGCATGAGCCGGGCGGCGGCACAGCAAAACACTGGACTGCGGCGTAAGTGGACCAAAACTTGCGGCTTCGCGTTGTACAGCCCAGCGCCCATGTGCGCGGTCGATCGCACCGCGTTTCGCGTGAATGGCACGCTGAGCACTGCCCGCGGCAACGTGATTAAGTCGGGCGCGTTCGCAAACAAGCCAGACGGCTATTTCGCGGGCGGCTTCATCGAGTGGACGCGCAACGGCGACGAAGCCTGGCGTTTTGTTACGGCGCATGTGGGCGACACGCTGACTCTACTGACTGCCGCGCCCTTGCTGGTAGGCGATGTGCTGCAGGCGTACCCGGGCTGCGATCACTCCACCGGCGGCAATGGCTGCGGCCGGTTCAATAACCTGAGCAACTACGGCGGCCAACCTTACATCCCATCTAAAAACCCGTTCGGCGCGAACAACATTTACTGAGGTCCACATGCCGTTTCTTATTTATATGATCATCATGCTGGTGGTGGCGGTGGCGGTCTATGCCAGCATGCCCAAGCCGCCCAGCACCCAGCCGCAGTCGCTGACGGACGGCGGCGTGCCGCTGGCTTCGGACGGTCGCGACATGTGCGTGGTGTTCGGCGAGGTCTGGATCGACGACAACAACGTCTGCAATTACGGCGGCCTCTACACCGTGGCGATCAAGTCCAGCGGTGGTGGCAAGTGAGCGCTCCCATCGTGGTGATCATGCAACACGTGCGCGCGGCCTCGATGCCGGGCGTCGGCGTGCTATGCGCATCCGGCGTGCGCGCGTGGTTCGCGCAGCACGATCTGGACTATCGCGCGTTCCTGCACGATGGCCTGCCGCTGGAGACGCTGGAGGCCACCGGCGATGCCTTTGCCTTGCGCGCCTGTGCGATCGCACGTGCCGAAGTGAGCGAGGTGAGCGATGGGCGGTAAGAGCAGCGACGCCACCATCGGCTACTGGTACGGCGGCACGTTCCATATGGGGCTGAGCCATGGCCCGCTGGACGAGATTCTGGAGATCCGCGGCGACGATAAGACCATGTTTCCGCGGTCGGGACAGCCCACCATGACCGCCAGTGGTGCGGTCACCATCAACGCACATAGCCTGTACGGCGGCGAAAAGCAGGAGGGTGGTGTGCAGGGCACGCTCACCGTGCTGATGGGTGAGGCGACACAGGTGCCCAGCGCGGCGCTAGCCAGCATCGAGCCCATCGTGCGGCCTGCTTACCGCAACATCTGCACCGTGGCATTTACCGGCCTGATCGGCGCGATGAGCCCCTACGTCAAAGCGTGGCGCTTTCGCGTGCGTCGCCATCTGAAGGGCTGGAATACGCCGGTTTGGCGTCCGGAGCTGTGCAAGGTCGGCCGTGGCATGAACCCGGCGCACATCATCTATCAAGTACTCACCGACCCGGTGTGGAGCGCGTCGGAAGATGCCGGGCAGGGCCTCGACGATGCCAGCTTTCTGACAGCCGCGCAGGCGCTCTACAACGAAGGCATGGGACTCTGCCTCAAGTGGTCGTCGGCGGATGCGGTGGGCGACTTCATCAACATCGTGATCAACCACATCGGCGCATTGCGCACCATCGACCCGACCACGAACCGCGCCGGCATCCGGTTGCTGCGCGCCGATTACAACGTGGCCACGTTGGCGGCCAATCCCGACACCGTGCTCGATGAAAACGACATACTCGAGATGACCAGCTTTCAGGTGCCGGTGCTGGATCAGTCGGTGAATCAGGTCACGGTGACGTATCGCGATGTCGATACCAACGAAGATGCGGCGGTGGTGTACCAGAACCTGGCCAACATTCAGGCGCAGGGCAAGGTGGTGGACCAGTCCACCGCGTACCCAGGCGCGTGGAGTGCGGCGCTCGCCAGCCGCCTG